TGGTTTGACCTCTTCTTGATAGTACTTCGCTTTATAACGAGGTACGTCAAGGAAAAGTTGGATCACTGAATGGGTATTCCGAATCACCAATTTCCTTTTACTAAGGTATGTGTTATACATACCGTCGTTTAAGGGATTGGGGTAAGATAGAATATCACGTAAGTCTTTGATTGGGCCTTCAGCAAAGCTGTCTGCCTCTTCATCAACATACGTAGTATTAATCCTATTTATAATCTTTGTTAGGGCAGCTTTATTGGCTATCTTAGCAAAATCATAAATAGGGTAACTATCCCGTTGTTTCGACTCGACAAAACTAGAAGGATCCATCAATTTGATGACCTTTTCGTTTGTTCTGTTATTGGCCAATTCCAAAAAGAATTGTTCAAAGTCTCTAAGAAGCTGTTGCTTCACGAGATCTGCCCGCCACACTGACCTTACCTCTTTTAGAGGGGGTATAGGAGGCAAAATTGGGAAATTTTCCAATATTGGGCAAGACAACAGAATTCGAGCATCTTCGTCGTTCTTAAACTTGCTAATTGAAAACAGCTCGTCTAAGATGCGTTGATACTCAGAGTCGGAAAAACCACCTGGATCTGTATGGTGGAATTTCTCGGAAAATACTCTAATAAATTCTAAGAAACCAATTATGGTTCCTGTCGATTTTATTAGAACGTCCGGAGGGATAGGAGAGATCTCGCCACCGTTAATAAATAAACGTTTGGCAAGTTCTCCCAAGTTGACCTCAGGAGTAGAAGTGACAGATTTCTCTAACGAGATTTCCATCCCTAATACTTCTAAGATCTTCTTGTAATCCTCCGCGCCCTTTTTCGAAGCGATTGCAATGTCGTCACCAATTATTGCATAGAAGGATTTATCCTTCTTTGCATAATTGATGATGGCATGGTGCGTTATCGCCATGGCTGCCCATGAGGTTAAGAACCCCATAGGCTGTCCTACAGCATAGCGCACGCTACTCTTTACTGCGTGATAATCTCTATCACAAAGTAAATGTCTTCAGTGTGATGCTAGTTCTTCTCCAATCAAAAGACCTAAAATCTTTTGTTGTAGATCAACTGGCATACGGTCTGTTGCGGCTTTCAGGTCGTAGCAGATCAGTCCACCGGTTTTGGAATACTTCCTAACTCTTTTAGCAATACTAGAGTGAGAGAATGTTCCATCACAAGGTAACCTTCTCAAGACTACTTGATAAAGGTAGTCATGAATAGGTTTTAGGACACACTGACTTCAGATGTCAGGGATACAAATCACCCGCGTCTTCCCACCTCCTTCCTGAAGGAAGTGAAGTCGACCGGCGATAAGTGCCTTGCCATCTAGAGATGGTTTCATAGACAGTGAGTTCCGGAAAAGTTTAACAAAATTCTTGAATGTTGGTTTGGTGAAAACCGAACGAGCAATCGCGAAAATTGTTTTTCTTATCCCGAACTTACAAGTAGCAACCGCGTCCAGAAGACTTGATTTTCCTAAGGCGTTAGGCCCGTTGGCCGAAGCTTTAGGAGTCAAGAATACTGGGTTATTGGACTTTGATCGAAAAGTATCAATGGACCTAACTTTAAGCAAATGTTTAAAATGGTCTGAGATATCATCGATCAAAGAGCAATATTCGGGAGTTTGAGATTTTGGGTTCCCTTGAGTTATGGTTGAAAGGTCATAACTAACCGGACCTTTTAAAGTTTTGTAGAAATTACAAACCGTTAAAAGACCCTGTCGGAACCGCAAATCTTTCATAAGATCCTCAAATGGAGTCTTTAGTCCCTTGATCAGGAACTTTGGAACACCATTTTTGGTCCTTGTCCAGAACGGTAAAACGTTTTGGTTAAGGGTTGTACTCTGATCCATACAGCTTTGCTGCATGAACCGAAGTATCTCCTTATGAAAAACAATTGCAGTAGGCACCCCATGGTTATCAATCATGGTTTCAAGGTGTCTCATGTAATTGTCACAAACTACTCGAAGAGAGTGATCTTTATAAACACAACGAAAGTTTTGTTTGTATATTATTACTTTCTTTTTTATTATCATCTTATTATTAGGTGATCATAGAAAAACTTGCTTTCCCAAATCGAAGACTTGGTGCCGAAAGTTCCACCAGAGAGATC